CCGGAGGTAGATGACGCCATCTTCAGCGGCACCACCATCCTCTTTATACCGGACGGCGATACGCTTGGAGTCAACGTTGAGGGGCGGACGCATGCCCACGTAGGTGTGCCCACCATCTTGGGAGAAATCAGTGATCGTGCCGATCTTGCTGGGATCTCGAACGAGCTCAGACCAAGAAGTATCTGGCTTCGCAAGGACCTTGATAGTCGTCTGCTTACCAGTACCAATCTGTGTGACCTTGACGTCGTGCGTGACGTAGCCCTCTTCTTTGAGAACGGCGATTGCGGTGGAGAGCTTTGTATCACTGATTCCAAGGTAATGCTCGACACCTTTACCGATGTCGATGGCGCCTTTCTCCTCGACGTGGTCCCTGAGCATCGATGCCGTGGCTTGTAGGACATCCGCTTTATCCCTGGCGCCGGGTGCCAGCAGAGACCGTACGCTAGATTCATTAATACCCATGCGACTACCAATAGCCACATTGGAGTACCCCTTGTCTTTAAGACGCTGGGCCATAGCGATATCCGCTTGGTGCACTTCATTCTTGGCGATCGACTTGGCCGCGCGCAGTTGAGTAGTGGTAGTACCAAAACCTTTGGCGATCTCGACTTCCGACATACCCTGCTTCTTCAGGGACTCGACGTAATCGAGAAAGCTCTTACTGCTGGCGTGCTCTGGACCTCCGGAACCCCAAGGGTATCGACCCGAGCGACGGAGAATGCCGTAGTGCGCCAGATAGTTCTCTTCATCAAGAATCACGACATCGCCTCCATCTTCATCTCGTTGATCCGCTTGTCGAAGGATTGAATCTTGTCCATGACGTGGAAGATCTCATCTGAGTCTCCATCAAATATCAGCACATCATCGTTCTGGTAGATGCGCAGTTCGATTCTGATTTCCCACGGCTTCATCTGATATTCGAGGCAGAATATAGCCGCGTAAACCACAAGTTGTTTGACTGAACACGGAATGATTCCCGTCTTCAAGTCGTGGATTCGAAGCACGCCTTTGCGAAAGCCGATCGCATCAGCAGTCCCGAAACAGTTATCCGAATAGAACACGATCTGCTCTGGTGTCAATTTATACCCGATGGCATCGTTGACATAGAGGTTAAGCGTCTTCCTAGATGCAGGAAGCTTGATGCCCAAACGAATCGCCTGTTGAGCGAAAGCGTGAAGCTCGGTTCCACGCACTGCAGCCAGCGCAGCGATGAAACTGGCATCCAGCTTTTCGTCGGTGTAATTCACCCAGTGATATTTGCTAGCACTGAGGAAAGCGTGCTTACCGACGAGATCCGAATGTTTGTTGAAGAGCATAAATCACGTCCTCTTCGTTTTCGGGGTAGATGAAAGAGCCGAAAGACCACCTGTCCGCCAACTCCACATAGTAATCTTGGTTTGGCTGTTGAGGTGCGTTCTCGTGGTCCTTTACTTCAAGCCATGCCCAGTTCGCTCCATCAAACACACTGAGGTCGGGGATGCCCTGAATATAGCTGGTGTCGTTCTTCAGGATCACACAGCCAGGGAACTGACGGCGCAGCCTTCTGATAAGGCGACCCTGGTAAACGTTTTCAGCCATGAACACCTCCTTTTAGCAAAACGGACAAAATATAAAGAGCTTGATTCTACTCCTTCCATTATATGCTGCGATCTGAACGCGGTTGAATATCTACACGTCCTCCAGATAGCGAAAGTTGTATCCCCCAGGGAAGACAGGGGTCCAATTCGTCACCCCCAGAAATATGTCTCGCTCAAGCAACACAAGCGTCGTGGCTGCATCCCACATCGACTTGTAGATGGTGCCGGTTCTGATGTCGACAACAGGATCCTCGCCTAGGATCTTGGTGCCCTCCTTCATCTGCTGGTGATACTTAACTGCAAACCACCGTGGGCGCCACTGCAAATTGTCGACGCGGTTATTGGTGCGATCGCCGTCGATGTTCACCGGAGTGTTGAAGATCTCCGCATCTGGCGGCAACGGTAAGAACGCATAGGCGACCAACAGAGCAACGCTACGACGATGCTGAACTCGATTACGCATCAGCAGCACGCTAGGAATACCCTGTTGATTCACCGTTGGCACTTTGATGAGATCCGAGACTCGCGACATGACTCTGCCTTGGTCACTGACCGCGTAGTCCGGAAAGTCTTCTATGATTACCCAATTCTCTTTCATACCATTCCTTCCTCGCCGCCAAGATTTCGTGGCAGAAAAGTTTCTACAGCGTCTAACTTAATGTATAGATATTAAACTAAGACGCGTTGGGAAAGTTTTTAGCTTCAGATTTGTCGACGAGAAGACAATCCGGGCATATCAAATCCGGACTTTCTCTCATTAAAGTTCTTTTTCGCCTTCAGCGCCTTCCACACAGCCATATCGATCCATGAGTTCGAGCGAAGCACGAAATAGTACAGATCTGTGAACGGCGTGTTCAATCTGTCAATTCTTCCGTGCGCTTGCTCGAAATCTCGGTATGAATACGTCAACGAATAGAACACCATCGCATCTGTAGCGATGCAGTTCCATCCCTCAGCGCCCGCCCGATACTGAACCAAATACACCCATCGGTCCGTATCAGGAATTGGTTCGTGTTTGTGGCCGTTCCACTCAGCGACCCGGAAGCTTGACCCAGATATCGGAGTTGGTGTCGAACTCATAATCGAGTTCGGGATCGAAAGTTCCCTGGAGGAGCTGGTCGCAATAGGCGCAGCGGTATGTGTTGTTGTAGTCGACTCGGACGCTGTTGTGGCTGCAGTCGCTTGGAACAGGGATCGGAGTAACTGCAGTTCGTAGTCGAAGTTGTAGAACACAATCAGGCGAGGATGAGCTGCAGCTAATTGCTGTAGTTTCTCCAGTCGTGACGGATCCGAGTTGACAATTCTGCGCATAACAGAGAATAACTCCGTTATCTCCCGGATCGGACGATTCTCGTACGGGTTCCATCTCTTCTCCTTAGCTAGTTGAAAGACCTCGTTGTCGAAGTCCACGTTGATAAGCTTCCCATGCCTGCGGGTATGCCTTTCGTAAGGCATCTCCACTAACAACTGATTCCGATATCGGACTAGTTTGCTCACACTCAGATATCGCTCCACCTTCGGGAACTTGGTCCAGGTGGAGTAGACTACATGTTCTCTCTTGAAGGCGGTCCGGTTGGGATAGAAGCCATTTGCAACAAACACCGGGATATAGTCCAACCACGTATCCCCGGGAGTCGCAGAAAGCAGAATCCAGGCGTTCGCCTTCGCGATCTTTAAGAAACTCTTGACCCATTTCCCACTACCTACTAGTCGTTGTTCGTCGAAGATGAAGAAGCCGCCGCGCACATCGGCGTACTTGCCGATGTTGTTCCAACTATCGACATGTAGCACGCCTGCCACAGTAGCGTTTCGCGCTTTCCCAATTCCAAAAGCAGCTGCTTCCTGCTCCCAATCCAGGGAGTCTCGTTTCTTGGCTGTGGTGATGACGTAGAGGTCTTCATACGGCTCCCCTTTGTTCAAATAATACGCCAACGCCGTCCGAGATTTGCCCGTCCCTACCCCACCGCATAGGATCGAGCCGTTCCGTAGTTCACCCAGGGCTTTAAGTTGGTGGGGGGCTAATTCAGGACCCATCTGTCGGCGGTCGGTAGTCGCAACGCTCGGCATGATGTTTTCCCATCTCGTCAACCACAGTTGGCATGTTGCCCTTCACCACGAAGAAGCACGGTGTGTTCGGGCAGATCCAGGCGTAGTTGTATTCGCCTCGAGCAGCAGCCACCGCTTGGCGTAGCAGATGGTTCTCATACCATCTACCAACCAACGTTCCAACAACGAACGATGTCGACATCAGCAGATACAACATAGATATTAACCTCCAAAATTTAACGGCGTGTAAGAGAGTAGGCCTAGACCGTCGGGGGACGAATCTAGGCCTACTCTCAGGGTTACTTGTCGTCTGCGGGGACATTGACAAGTGGTATTCATGTTACTCAGAGGGACGGTGGACGCCGGCGTTGCCGGTAGTACTTACGCCTCGGGATCCGACGGGGTCGTCGGGTCGGGCTCCGGGGTGGGCTCGGTGAACATGACAATCACCTCCTAACTAGAACACTGAGGAATTCGCATAGCCGGTAGGGGTTTCCAATCCCTTACGCGAAGTTCCCCTAGCAGCAGATGGACCGGGGGAATGGCCCATCTACCACTAGCAGAACTCGTTACGGGTAGTTCACCATCTGGCTGCCCGTGCCGCGGTACAGCCACTGGCCGTTGTCGTACACCCAGTACTCGAGGAAGCAGTTCGAGTCGAGCTTGACCATGTAGTAGTCCGGCAGCAACGAGCCGCTCGGGAACGCCTTCCACACGGTCGTGTTCGAGCTGTTCTTCTCGTTCATGTTGCCGTCATCGGGCCAGATGAGGTTCGTCGGCGTGGTGAGAGCGCCGTACACCGGCAACGTCCATCGACTGACCTGCACGTAGTTCTCGTCGACAGTGCAGATGGCTTGACCCGTCGAGAAGAGATACAGGTTGGCGCCCTGACATTTGCCGGAGCCGGACAACACGGATGCGGTCCAGACATGCCACGCCGGCTGACGATCGGACGAGACCTGGTGCGTCCCGAGACCTGTTCCGCCGTACCGCAGCGACCACTGGCTCGTGTTGCATGTGGCGTCGAATGTGTTCGTCGTCTGTGGCGCGGCCTGCACGACACGCACCGGCGACGGAATCGGATCGGCGTTGGCTGAAGCCGTCGTGAACAGACTGGCGATCACGAGGAATGTGATCAGACCTAGCCTTCGGAGCTTGTTCATTTTTCCCCTTCTATAGTATGTGTTTTTGGGAAGTGGACTCAGCAGCCAATTTCACCGAGACCCTAGGCATCGTCGCTTACTAATGACTGCCGAGTCCTACTCCCCGGTTACCCAACTAAGATGCGCATCAAAGTCGGGCTTCCTTGAGCAGCCTATATACCTTTCAGCTGCTCAGGCTTTGGGCGAACTCGGCCTTCGCTTCGGCTTCGACAGCTGCCCTCGCCAGGACAACCGGATCGATCGAATGCGAGAGCTCATCCTCTGAGACGACCTGCACCTCACGCTTCTTGAAGCTGGCCTGGAACGCGTGCTGGGTGTAGACCTTGTAGCCCTTGGCGAACAGAACCCAGTCGTTGACGAACGCCTTGGTCTGCCGTGGGGTCAGCGGGTTGTGGACCTTGACCGAGATGTACTTCGTTCCGGCCTTGGTCTTCTGGATGTTGCCGCCACACCACTTGGCAACCGCCTCCATGTTCTCGGCCGTCACCTGGATGGCCTTGACGATGTAGGGGTTCCGCTCGTATTCCTCGAGCTGCAACTCTTCGGTCTGCATCTTTCCTCTTTCGTTGTTTAGTTTTGAAGGGATCTAGTGCGCGTTAGCCAAAGCCTTCAAACGAACCTCTCGATCGGGGCAATCCCAACCAGTGTGGGTGAGGAATTTCTTGCCGTTTCGCATGGCGGTTTCCACGTGAACGGTGTGCTCATCCATGAGAAATCCACAAAGAGGACACTGCTCGCGCATAATGGTTGCGCTGGTAGCTCTAGGCATCACTCCTCCTCGTAGCGCTCGTCGGTCCTTCCAGCGCGGGCCGGCAGCTCCTCCAGATCCATCTCGGCGTACTTGGCCTCGAGCGGATCCTCGTTGATGGTGATGTAGAGCGACTGCAGGTAGGCCTTGACGCCGCCCTTACCGTTCACCGCCCATTCGTACGGCCGAATGATCAGGTCGACGTTGACGATGTCGACCCAGTCAAGCGTCTCGATCTCGTCTTCGCCGATATTGGTGCGACCCCGAGAGGTGATCAGAACGACCCGCGGAGGCCGAACCTCCTTGCCATTGCGCCCCCGATACTTGATGGAGACACCGATGTACGCCTGGGCCAGCTGCTCTTCGTCATCCTCACGAGGCTTCAGCCAACGGATATTCCAGCCGTCCCGCAGCATCGCCTCAGCCAGCTCGGTGTCGAGCAACACGGAGAACTCGCGGTTGCCTTCAGCGTTGAACTGGCCTTCCTTGCCGGCGAAGTTGCGGAAGACCAGCGTCACGCCTTCGAGCGTGATCGGTTGGAGTCTCGCCTCAGCCATTTGCCTTACCTCCACTTCCGCCACTACCGGTGACGATCTGGATGACGTCCTTCGGCTGCGCCGCGACGAGATCGATCGAGAAGTTGACGAGATCCGGCTCAGTGAGTAGAGCCGAGATACGCTCGTCGTGGATGGCCCCCGCGATGGCCACGTTGCCGTCTTCCGTCACGACCGCAGTTACGTCGCCGACTCGCTTCGGAGCGCCATTGACGTAGATGACGATCGGGACTTTCACATGCGTTGACAAAACGTCTCCTTAGATTAGAGGCCGAGAGCCTCGTAAAGTAGTGCAGCTCTCTCAGCGTCCTGAGTAGCTGCGATCTTTTCTCGACACTTGACCTGTGACTCAATCCACCCCGGATCGTCATCTGG